GTCCTCTCTGTCGCCTGAATTTACAAGGGCTGCAGACGCTTCTGCGCCCATGTAGGCCATCCTGTAGGCCACAAAAGATCGCCAAGGAAGGAATCGTTGCTCGTTGCCATGGAGTCGAACGCCAACGATACGCGCACATACGCACGCGAGGCAGGCTTCAGGCTGAGGACATAGGGGGGTGTGGGGAAAGCATAATTTTTATAACAAGAGCAAGCACTTCGCTTGAAAGCCTTGCCAGCTATAGCTTTTTTAAACAATACAACTATAATTTTTTTATAACATTGACCTAACCTTATTAGGTTTTCGAACCATAATTTTTTCACGTGACTGGCCCCAATGAAATCAATAGGTTATGGATCGACCCTAATAAATATTAGGTCAGATTATGTTCTACCCTAACCTGTTTCCGACACGCAAACCACTATGTTTCCTGCTTCACAGCGGTAGTGAGCACTTCGATTAGGAAAATTAGCACGTTCCCATCACCCCCCCATACCCTATAGTCTCGGTACGGCAGATTTGGTGAGTTTTTGCGCAAAGACCACAAAAAAACGTCGGGATTTAAGCCTGCAAAGCCGCGCGATAGGCCACGCCTGGCATGGGCGCGGCCTACCCCGGCACCACCATCAAGAGCGCCCTACGAAGCGCGCAGGCGCGGCGGGGTGGCGACGGCGCGCTTGGGGGTGGGGTGAAGGTGGCGGGTGGAATTTTTGGAAAGCCACAGGACCTCGGTGCGCTGGCGCTGGCTCCCGGCGGCGTAGTGGTGGTGTTCCAGGCGCGTCCAATCGTGTAGAGTGCGGTCGTATAAATCGGAGGGATAACCGGCCAGCACCACCATGCCTTTTACCTTGCGCAGGCTGGTTAATAGGGCAGCGTGGGCGGCTTCGTCCATTTCGTGGCGATAGCCTGATTTGGAGCGAGTCGACGGTAGGTACGGCGGGTCGACGAAGAAGAGGGTGTCCCGGGTGTCTTGGGCGCGGATCACGTCGAGGGCGTCACGGCACTCAATCACAACACCCTGCATGCGCCTGCAGATGGCCGCAAGGCCGCGCGGGTAGGTGGACCACTCGTGCGCTTTGCAGTGATTACTGGTCCGGTGCCTGGCATCTGCGAACGTGGTTTTTTTAAGGTTGAACAGCGCCTCATGGTGGAATGACTGGTAGGCGCGCGTGATGGCGCGCTGGGCGCGGATGATGGGGTCTGTACTGTGCTGGAACGCGCGCTCGAACTCGCGGCGGGCGTAGGGTGTGCGGCGCAGGCGGCGCATCAGCTCGCGGCAACTCGCTGGATCCTGCACCACCCTGAAAAGCGACACGATCTCATCATCAAGATCGTTGTAGACCTCGATACGGCTGCGAGGCTTGCGCAGCAGCACGCTGGCGGCGCCGCCGAACGGCTCGCAATAGATGCGATGCGGAGGAAGGTGCGCCAGCACCCACGGCGCAAGGGCCCACTTTCCGCCGAAATAGCGCAAAAGCGCCCGCCGTGGTGCGTCTTGATTGCTATCAGTTAGATAGCTTGATTTGCGTACTGTCATGGTCGTTCCTGGTCTCAGGCGTTCCATGACGCGCGGGTTGGGGGCGCTCGGCCCTCAGGGTGTTGATAGCCCGGCAGCGCGGGCACTTGATGGTCAGGCGGGTGTAGTCGCCCTCGCCCAACTTTCTACGGCATTGGCCGCAACGTATCTCTTGCATACAAGCCAAAAGTTTTGCTAGGCTTGACACCGCCTGAGCTCAGGTGGCGGGCCTCGCCGGGCTTGCAGGCACGTTCTGCGGTTCGGGGTTCTGGCCGGTGTTCCCGCACCGATCAGGGCCGCCCGTCTTTTTTCAGTCGGTCCCTCCCACCTGGTTGAGGATCATGTCGCGGATGGTTTCCAGATCATCGTCCGGCAAACCAAGCAGTCCGCGTGCCGGGTAGTCGTAGCGCGGGCCGTGCGGGTAGTTCACCAGGTCGCGCAGTCCGAAATGATGCACCTGCGCCACACGCTGCACGCGCCCGTCAAAACCCACGCTGGCCACGCTGGCGCTGGCGCTGGTGCGCAGGTATTTGGCGCTGGCCAGCTTGCGCATCATGGGGCCAGTGGCCTCGCGCAGCGCGGCGCGGCGGCCGCGCAGTGACTTGCGCGGCGCCCACGCCGCGCCGTCTGGCCCCTGCTGCGCTCGCATGCGCGCCATGTTGCGCTTGCGCAGCTCCACGGCGATGCCGCGCGCCAGCTTGGCCGACGCGGCTGGCCCCAGGCGCTGCATCAGGGCGGCGGCCCATGTCTCAAGGGCTTGCAACTCGGCCATGCGGCTACTCCATGTCGCTCAACTGGCTGAGCACACGCCCGCGCTGGGCACGCTCGCGCTCATCCAGGGCGCGCTGCACCGCCTGCGCGATCGCCTGCGGGTCCATGCCCTGCGCTGCGTTGATGGTGATGTTGTAGGTGCTGCCAGCCTGCATGGCGGGCGCTCCGGCCTGCGATCGCGCAAGGCCACCGGCAGCGGCCATGCCGGCGGCGCCCACAGGCATGGTGGCAGCGGCCAGCGCAAGAGCGGCAGAGCTCACCAGCTTCTGCCGCTGCTCCATCCCCAGCGCAAGCCCTTCACTGATATAGCCACCCAGCTCCGCAAATACGCGGCTGGGGCTGCTGATGCCAAGTTTTCCCTTGATGTTGTCGACCATATCGCCGGCCATCATCGATAACCTGTCGCGCAGCTCGGTGTATTTAGACGTGATGCCCTTGAGCAGCCCCGTGACCATGTTCGCGCCCACCTCATACAAGCTGAACTTGTCCCACGCCTGAATGATCCTGTCGCCCCAGTCCTGCACCCATTGGGCGGCGCCGTCCAGCCCCAAAAAGCCGAGGATGCCGCTGACCAGCGAAAACGCGATCTTGATGCCGATTCCAGTCAAATCGATTGTGCCCAAGTCCTCCAAGATCGCCGCCATCCCGCCCTTGATGCCTTCCCAATTCTTGATCCACAGATAGATCGCCGTGGCCATCAGCCCCACCGCGCCGGCAAATTTCAGCAAACCAACCGCGCCGCCGCCGCCAAGGCGCGCGCCCCACAGCGCCACACCTTTCAACGCGCCGCCAAGCCACATCACACTGCCGCCAGCCACCTTGGCCGCCACGCCAATTCCGCCAAACACCTTGGCAAATAACAACCCCTTGACCAACAGCGCGCCGAATCCAATCGCCACGGCGCCAAGCACCGCCACCAGCACCGCCAATCCAGCCGCGCCGACCGCAATCGCCTTGGCCAGCATAGGATGCTGCTCCGCAAAGCGCGCTATCCACGCCACAACCTTATTGACAACCTCAAGCAGTTTTACGTACAGCGGCAGCAGGTTCTTGCCCATGCTGTTGTACAAATCCTCGCGCCGCTTGGCCAGCGCCAGCTCCTGCCCTGCGGCGCCGCCCATGCTGCGGTCGTAAGCGGTAGAAATTCCCTCGGCGCCGGCCACGCGCTGGCGGGTCTGCTCAATCTTGGCGCGCTGCAAATACAGCTGCGCCATGAACTCGGCGGCGTCTTTCTGCTTGCCAGAAACCGCCTGAATCGCCTCCAGCACCCCGCGCTGGCTGGTGATGCCGCGTTGTTGCAACGCAGGCAAAAACACCTCATACATCCACTTGGCTCGGTCGGTTGTAAAGAGCTTGTCGCCCTTGAGCGCTCCGGGACCAAGCTGGGCCACCTGGCCCACTTTGTCGAATTTGACGCGGGACGGATCGCCGATAAGCCCAAGGCGCTGCAAAATGCGCGCCTGCTCACTGCCCACCGTGCCCATGTGCAGCGACTGGTTGCCCTTGAACAGTGCCTTGCCCACGGCCTCGCCGCCCATGCTGGCCACCAGCGGCGCCAGCCCGTACATGGCCTGCTCGCTCTGCTGGCGCGCGGCCACGCCGCCACCCTTGAGCACGCCCAGCCACTCCTGCGGCGACACCTGACCGCCCGTGGCCGATTGCACGCGCTGTGCCCAATCGGCCTGGCGCTGGAACTCCTCTGCGTTCTTGAACCCGCCGCGCGCCGAAACCACCTTGAGCATTTCAAGCGCCGCGCGGGAGGCCTCGCCGCCGTCTTGCCCCTGCGCCTGCGCAGCCGCCTGCAGCCTGGCCAGCGTGGGCAGGGCCATGCCGGCTTGCTGCGGGTTGAACTGGGCCAGCGCATCGGCGGTCAGCGTAAGGTTATCCACCACGCTGGTGCCGGCCACATCGAGCGCCCGCGCTTGCGCAATGGCCTGATCGGCCGCTTCGCCCAGGCCCATGGCGCGAATGCGCTCTTCCTGGTCTCCTGCTCTGCGAGCCGGATCCATCCAGTCATTGGCCATGCCGATACCGACCTTGCCGACGCGCAGTGCGGCGTAGCCGAAGGCTGCCGTGCCCGCGCCGTACTTAGCCAACCTTGTGTTGCGCGCATCCACGGCGCGCTGGCGTTCCAGCGCCTTGGTGGTTTTGTCGATCTCCTCGCGCAGGCGTTTTTGGTCGGATAGCTTGCCCACGCCCGCCTTGTCCAGCGCTGCGCGCATCTGGGCGGCCTTGTTCTTCGCAGCCTCTTGCGCGGCGGCCAGTTTTTGCACGTTGGCGGTGGCGGCCTTGAATTTTTTCTCAACCTCCTTGGCCGCGTCGCCGCCCTTGCGCATCTCCTGCGCAAGTTTGGTCTGCTCCACGCGCGCGGCGGCCAAGTTCACACCCGCCTTGCGCTGACGCTCCAGCACCACACGGTAGCGCCCAAGGGCGGCTTGGGCGCGCTCCATTTTTTGAAGCGCCGCGGTAGCCTGGCCCACTTCGCCCGAGAGGCCCCGCGCGCCGGCGCCCACGCGCTTGAGCGGGCCGCTGGCGCGGTCGGCAAGGTCCAAAAAGACCTCGAGGTTGAGTTTGTCGAGTGCCATGTCAGCCCTGCTCACCGTTCATTTGATTGAAGCGACGCACAGCCAACTGCCGCCAGTCCATCAACTCGGCCAGGTCCATGCCGTCCATGGCCGCTGGCGTCCAGTGAAAAATGGCGGCGATGTCGGCCATGGCGTCCTCCACGCGCTCTGGCATGGCGTGGGTTACAGCCCCGCCGCTTCCAGCGCCTGCGCTTTCGCCTCGCCAGGCAATAAAAAATCGAGCACCTCGCCTCCCATCGCGATCAGGTCCGTGGGGTCCAGCTGCGCCACCTCGTGCGCGAGCAGCGGCGGCTCGGTGATGCGCGGCAGCAGGGCCATGATGGCGGTGCCGTCCATCTGCAGCAAATCGAGCAACTTGATACCGCGCAGCGCGCCCGATTTTGGGCGGCGCAGCGTGATCCGCTCGATGTTTTCCTTGCCACGCACGATGGGCGTTTGCAGGGTCACGGTAGCTTCGGTGGCGGGTGCCGGCGCCGGCGTGGGTGCTGGCGTGCCCCCATCCCGGCCTTCCCCAAGAGGGGGAATGAGTGCGGAATCGTCGGCGGCTGGTTTGCCTTCGGGCTTGTTCATGGTGTGCTCCTGTTCCTATAGCAATAAAAAACCGCCAGGCGTGGTGGTTACACGGCGCTGGCGGTGAAGGTTGGGTCTTGCAACCAACCGGAGGTAGCCCCGCTAGGGGAATCAATCAAACCCCCAGCGCCGTGCGCACGGCGGCCAGGCGGTCTTCGCCATCGACCATTTCGACCAGGTTCACCAGGTCGATTTCGATCTCGGTATTGCCGTCGATGGTGAGCTTGTAGTAACTGAGCGCGTATTTGTAGTTATGGTTGCTCTTGTCGCCGGCCTTGGCGGCGTCGGGCTTCATCTCGGCCAGGCGTCCGCGCATCACCACCTCCACGGCCTGCACGGCCTCAGTGTCGTCGGACTGCACCGCGCCGGCAAAGCGCAGCATCACCGCGTCGTGCGATCCCGCGCCCCACTGGCTGAGCAGGCCTTTGGTCCAGCCTGCGCCCTTGAGCTCGGCCTCCAGCTTTTCCATGCCAAGGTCCATGCTGATGGGGCCGTTCATGCCGCCGGAGCGCCAGTCCTCCATCTTGCGGCTGAGGGTGGGCAGCGTGACCTCTTCCATCTCGCCCATGAAGTTGGTGCCATCCACGAAGGTGGCGAAATTTTTCAGTTTGCGCGGCAGTCCCATGATGTGCGTCCTTTACTGGCCAGTGGTCACGCGCAACGCGAAGTCGGCGTAGTACTTATCGGTGATGCGCTGCTGGAAGCCAAGGTCTTCCAGCGGCGGCACCGGCGTGTAGTCGTAATCGATGATGAGCTTGCCCGCCTTGAGTGTCTCGGTGGTGTTGATCTCGGTGTCAAACCACGCCTTGCCGTCCAGGATGTAGCCGCCGGCCTTGAGGTTGCGAAAACGCGCGTTGATGCCCTCGATGATGTCGCGCACCAGCCCCGGCGAGAGAGGTTTGTCCACAAACTCAAAGTGCCCCTCCGCCACCGTATCGGCCAGCACCTGCGCGGTGCGCACCGCCGTTTCAAAGCGGAAAAGCTCCTCGGTACTGCACGTGCGGTTACCCCAAAAGCGGTAGCCCTGGTAGTTGATCAGCGTGGTCACGCGCCCTTCGTTGAGCAGGTCGGCATCGGTGTTTTCGTTTTGCAGATCGAAAAACACGTCTTTGCTGATGCCGTTCGGCCCATTGACCGGCACGTTGCTCAGGCTCTTGTGCCATCCCTGTTGCGTGTCGATCGCCGCGCGAAGGCCCAGCGCGTAGGCTACGGCGGGCACCTCGACGGCGGCGTTGTCGGTGGTGTTCCACGCCTTGAAATTGGGCCAGATCACGAACGTCTCGCGCTTGCCGAAGCCGCTCGCGTATTCCAGTGCATCGGAAACATCCTCCGCGCCCCACGCGCTCACGTAGGCCATGGCGCGCAGGTGCCCGGCGGCAGCGGTGAGCGCCTCGGCCACCGGCTTGGTGTCCAGCCCAGGCGCGCCCAGAATGCGGGGCTTCACGCCAAGTTGCTGCTGCGCCGTCAGCAGCGCCTGAATGCCGGTGCGCTGGCCACCCTCGTTCTCGCCAATCACCGCGCTGGTCTGCTCGGCCTCATCGTCAAAGTCGGGCACGCGCACGATCACGATCGCGGGACGGGCCTGGTCGGCAATGGCGCGCAGGGCTACCGGCAGCGTGCCGGTTTTGCCCGCCGCGTCCAGCGCCTTGTTGATGTTGGTGAACAGCACCGGCTTGTTGATCGGAAACAGCGCATCATCAGCCTCCGGCGCGGTGGCCAGCAGGCCGATAATCGCCGTGGAGACAAGGCGCAGCGTGGTGGTGCCGGTGTTGATCTCGGCCACCCTCACGCCGTGGTGAAAGCCTGCTAGGGACATGATGGACTCCGTTCGTTGAGCGTTGAGCGATGCGCGTTTGGCGTTGAGCGTTTAGCGTAAATACAGAGCCACGCCAGCGCCAGCGGTGGGCGGTGTAGTGG